TCGTCTTACCCATATTGTGCCATTGTCATCGGAATAATGATTATTTTTAATCAAGGTTAAATTACCAACGGGTAAAACGTTGTGTTTATTCCTTGTTATATGTTCCTTTTTTGTCGGGATTTTTCCCCAATTCTGTATAATGATGAATAAAAAACATATAATAATAAGTATACTTACAATACGATATATATTTGATGTGTTATATTTCATTGTATGTATGTATAATAATATAATAAACTAAATTATTATAGGCGCGCATCAATTGTAAGTGGTATAATTTTTTGTTTATTTACAGTAATCGCAATAGGCAATCCAACGACTAATTCATCCTCTGAATTTATCACCATAGCCTCAACAACATGTTTTTTATTTGATGTAGTATCAATTTCAACATCGGCTACATATAGTTCAATCGTATTTTGCTCCAGGTGTGTGCATGGTAATATATCATTTGCGTCTCCGCATATAAGACACGGCATGCATTCATCCGCAATAAATTCACCTGTATTTTTTACCACATGTCCCACACAGACTAACCCTCCTAAAAATGCCATTCCAGCGACGGCTATCAATATTACTCCTGTGCCAACTATTGCAGCAGGAATAAATAACACCCGTTTAATAGTTTGTTCATTTTTTTTATAGAATTGCATTTTATTATTTGTATTATTATTTGTATTATTATTTGTATTATTAGTTATTATTATGTGCTTGTAATCAATTTTTAATAATTACAAATAATATTTTAGAATATTATTATTTTTAAATGGCCTTTCTATTGCAGGTATAGGAGGATGTATTACATAATATTGTGAATGATTACGAGTAAAATGGACGGACTTAGAATCAACTATAACAATGCTACATTTAAGCGTACGTATTTCCCAACGGGTTTCGTGAGTGAATGCGCAATAATAAAACGGCGTGCCATCCGATGCATAAAAACGAATCCATTCTACTACTTTATTTTTATAGATATTGAGGTGCTTTTTTTTACGTAATGAAGACATTACAAAGAAATCATACCATACCGACATTGATTATGTGTTATGATTTTAAAATGTTAAATTAAAATTACAGTATATGGAACAATTATGCAATACTAATAAAATGGTTAAAATAATTCAATTTTATTTTTTATTTTTTATTTTTTATTTTTATAAACGACATATAATAACGGCACAACAATTAGCCCAAAGAATTCACGTTGATGACATGATAATATAGTTTTACAAGGGCAGGTGATTGTAACATACGATGCGCTTAATAAGCAAGATACAATAAACAATTTGTCGTATACGTTTACGGATATTTCATTCATTGTATTATATTATATAATATATATTGTACAATATAATAATTATACACAATATTATAAAAAATTGAATAAATTATCTATATCTAAAATACAGATAACTTTTACAATGAATGCTTTAATGAATACTATAATGAATAAAACAATAGATAAAACAATAAATAAAACAATGAATAAAACAATGAATACGTATAATCATTCGTGTGATTGCAATGAAGGCGGTATTATGACTATGTCCGCAAACGACATAAAAGAAACAGACACTTGGATATCTCAATTAATGGCAAATACTCATAATTTCTCAGACCAATTTCAACTTGGTATGAATGCTATAATATTACTGCGTATTGAGCTGGGTTGGTATGTGAGCGCCAACAACCCATACGCTCATGATTTAGTTTTGACGGAACATATGTTACAATTGCCCCAAAAATTATATTCTTATAACCGTGAAACAATAAAGGCAAAATTGGCTATTATGGTAAAATATACACAAACGTTAATGTTGGAGTCGTGTCAGGAATTAAATATGCCTCACAATGAGGCGTACAAAGTATTAAATGGTATCAATTCTTATAACTATGAAAATTTGGAGGTTCCACAGTATTATCGTTGTAGTTGCGGGATGGCGTGTTGTGTATAAAATAGAATTTGTAAAATGTAAAAAGTACATATTTTAAGTCGCATACATGAGACCGCAATTTCCACCAATAAAGGTAACCATATTAATACGCTCTTCAAACATTCGCAAATTATAATTATAATCATAAATTCTCCAGGTTGGTTTATTAATACCAATAATATTCCCCGTTTGTGGGTCACAAATAGTCAATGTTTGCGCCAATGGGTCAAGAGGCGGAACAATAGTGTTCAATTCTAATTCAACTGATTGAAAACGACTCATATTTATAGCCCCTGATGGTTGTAAATCGGTTGGACTAGAATTCAAACAAAAATTATATACATATAGACCATCAGGAGCATTCCCGCTGGATCTATTATATTTTTCTATGTAGTTATAGATGCCGCTTGGTTGGCTATTTTCTCGGTAAGCGCCATCCAATAATATCGCCATATTAATCATAATATTTTTTTCATTATCAAAACTGAGGTCACTTGTAATCATCCATCCCGTTTGACGCCCATCCAGATTTACTCCCGGACCAATATCAATCTCAGTAATAGATCCATCGGGGTTTACTCTTTCCACTACAAAATTATCTGTGCTCGGTGCCTGTATTAGGTCCATAGGAATATACCTATAAGGCCAATTCGTATAATTGCTCCATTCATTTCGTAGATTAATGTCGCTTCGTTGCATACAAAAGGTATAACTGGATACCATTCCGAGTGACTTAAGGTCCACCTTGTTAGAACCAGTAACATTGTAAAAAACGTGCTCCCTCACCTGTTTAAACAGATACTTCTGTTCGCTAAGTGCGAATAGTCGTGATTCCGCATTAGATAAAAAACAATAGGTACAATTAAGATGGATATCCGCGTTCCAAATAGACCTGATGTCGGAATACGAATTCACACCAAATGAAATATCGGGTGGCGTTTGAAGGAATCTAAAAAACTGCATATAATACAAGTTAAAATTCGGCGCAACATAAGGATAGTTATTTTCCCTATCAAATACATCACGAATCTGACATAGTTCCTGAATAGGACGCAATGTCACATTAATATGAAGTTCGTTATACTGAAGTGAGACAAGGGGGAACGCCATTTGACTTTTGAGACTGAACCACGTATTCAACGGAATGTAAATAGTTCGTCCGCGAATAGACGGCTCCGCGCCATTCGGGTTTTCTGTATAATACGCATTCGGATACGAATTCACACGTGTGCCTGCATTCGCGGGGTCATATAATTCTGGAACGTGGCCTATCATCTTTTCAAACAGTGCCTTTTTTTCAGTTGAAAAATCGCGCTGAACCATGGCTAATAAATAGGCGCCCGAGAATTCCTGAATAGTCTGATTTCCACAGGTAACGGTTAGTTTAGATATCATTTGCGCGCCGATGTTTTCAATCCACCGGAATTCATAAGGGACCCATGCGCCTCCCGTTAGGTTAGAAGGAGGAGTGATGGGACTCCATATGTGAGGTAGATCAATTGATAAGTAGCAATCCATTAAAAGATCCGCATATCTAGGAATTTTAAACGTAAATATAGATTCTTCTGCGAGTCTTAGACTGCGGGCACCTTCAAAATCAACGCGAAATTTTTGAAGACCAAAATTTGTATAGCTCGCAAATGCGGCTTTAAAGAATGTTTTGCTTGGATTAGAATTAAGAACCACATTTTGGGCGCCTGTGCTAACTAAATTCATAAGGCCTCCTGGCATTTTTTGTATTATATAGTATAAAGATATATATTTAACTGAATTGAATATAATATATTTAAATGATACATTATATTTTTTATTTAAATTTTTCCTTTTCTTTTTCTTTTTCTTTTTCTTTTTCTTTTTATTGTGAAAATATAGTATAATTAATATATTAGATAATAGATTATGCAACAATCTCCCATTACTGATAAACCATTTGATTTAATGAAAACAATGATGAATCTTAAGGAAGATGTAGCATCTTATTTTTTAATGATAATGATATTTTTTATTATACTTCTAGGGCTGATTTATTTTTATTATGTGTCAAATCTGTTGTCTGGTGAGTGTTCTACAATGGATAATATGTATGGCACGGTGAATGGGAAAATACATTCTTTAAGTAACACAGACCCAAGCTGTCAATATAATTTAAGGGATTATTATATTAAAACCGCATATAATTGCTGTAGCGGAGGTCATTATAAGAATGACTGGGTATCCACATGTTCGCTAATCAATGTATTAAAACAAGGGGTGCGATGTTTAGATTTTGAAATATATTCGGTTGGAAATGAACCCGTGGTGGCCACATCAACTGTAGACAATAATTTCATAAAAGAGACGTATAATTATGTGCCTTTTTCCGATGTCATGTCAGTTGTTCAAAAATACGCGTTTTCAGGTAATTTGTCGCCAAACCCAATGGATCCTATTATATTTCATTTAAGAATAAAAAGCACGAACCTAGAAATGTATCAAAATTTAGCGGATGTATTTAAACAATACAAGGAATTGTTTTTAGGTCCAGAATCAAGTTATGAAAATCGTGGGACTAATATAGGCACAACCAAATTAATGACATTATGTAGAAAGGGACCGGGAGACCCGGGAAAAATAGTGGTGATAGTGGATAAAATAAATAATAGTTTCATGGACAACAAGGATTTCTATGAATATGTGAACTTGACGAGTAATTCAATGTTTATGCGTGCTCTTCCATATTTTAATGTCAAAAATTCACCCGATTTTACAGAACTTCAGGAATATAATAAGATGAATATGTCTATTGCAATGCCAGACAAGGGTCCTAATCCGGAACAACCTAATTCAATCGTATGTAGAGAAAATGGATGCCAAATGGTCGCGATGCGTTATCAACAGTTTGACCCTCTTTTAGAAGCAGATATGGGATATTTTGATAAGTGTGGATATGCTTTTTGTTTAAAACCTGAGCGTTTGAGATATATACCCGTCACAATCCCAGATCCTAAGACTCAAAAACCAGAATTATCTTACGCCTCTAGAAAGGTTGAGACCGATTATTATAACTTTAACATTTAGTCTTATATTTAGTAAAAGCCAGTTTTATCGTGTATAATATTTATGCGCTATAAAAATTAATTCTTTGTATAATATAACACAATATTATACAAACTACTATGAAAAATAAAGAAATATGTGAAAAAGGAATGAAATTTGAAGAATGCGAATTAGCCATCATTCGCACGGCTGTAGACAAAGCGGAGAAAATACAAGGAAGCAAAGTTGTAAACACTCCTGAGATAAAACGAATGATTACCATTGTAGAAAATTTTATTCGCAAAAATAAATTAATTGTATACGGGGGATTCGCCATAGACGCCATTTTACCCGCTCAAGATAAGTTTTACAATAAGGAAACCGAATTAAGCGATTATGATTTTTTTTCACCCAATGCGATGGATGACGCCAAAGAATTGGCGGATATTTATTTAAAGGAGGGATTTACTGAGGTGGAATCCAAATCTGGTCAACACCACGGCACATATAAGACGTTTGTTGATTTTTTGGGTATTGCAGACATAACTTATATTCATAAGGACATTTTTAATAAACTCCGAGAAGGCGCCATCAAAATAAATGGTATATATTATGCACCGCCCGATTTCTTAAGAATGTCAATGTATTTAGAATTATCGCGTCCAGCAGGTGATGTATCTCGTTGGGAAAAGGTAGCCAAAAGATTGGCATTGTTGAACAAAAATTACCCATTACACGAGAAACATTGTGATACAATGAATTTCCAGCGCGGTCTTACAAAAAAAACCGACGAAACACTATTATTTGATACCGTTAAAAATACCTTTGTAGAACAAGGAGTCATATTTTTTGGCGGATACGCCATGTCAATGTATTCAAAATATATGCCAAAACGTCTACAAGCAAAATTTAAAAAGGTGGCGGATTTTGATGTTTTATCTGAAGACCCTGTGGTAACATCTACTATATTAAAAGAGCGCCTACACGATGAAGGATTTAGTAAAGTGAAAATTAAAAAGCGGGAATCCATAGGAGAAATTGTTGCGCCCCATTATCAGATTATGGTAGGCTCAGACACAGTTGCGTTTATATACAGTCCTGTCGCGTGCCATAGTTATAATAAAATTAATGTTCATGGTCAGGAACTTAAAATTGCGACGATTGATACCATGTTGAGTTTTTATCTGGCTTTTTTGTATTCTGGGCGTAATTATTACAATAATGACCGCATAATATGTATGTCACAATTTTTGTTTGAGGTGCAACAACAAAACCGTTTAAGCCAAAAAGGGCTTTTAAAAAGATTCAGTATTAGTTGCTATGGACATCAGGAAACGGTGGAAGAAATGCGGGCGCAAAAGGCGAAAAAATACGAGGAATTAAAGAATAAACGAAATAGTGAAGAATACAATGAGTATTTTTTGCGATACAGACCAGGTGAAAAATTGATTGATAAGACAAAGACGACATTAATGAAAAAAACGACTCCTAAAACCACGACGAAAACAAAAATAACGAAAACAACGAAAACAAAACCCACTCAGAAAAAAATAACCACTAAGAAACGAGGTCGCGGAGGATTATTCCGTTAAACAATATATTTATTTATCAAAATAATACTTACTATTTTTATTATTTTGGATACAAACATACACGCAACATCCTCATACAATTCATTTGGAATATAACCTTTTAATATATAACACGCATATATAATATAATATAATACACGCTCTATAATACGGCGTGCAACATTGTAATACAATCCTTCAATGATATTCCAGTCATTCACACAACTACACATAGAGGTGCTAGTGTTTTTAATAAAAAATAAATGGATATCCAACAACCCCGAAAGCATCCTATGAAAGCAAGTGTTCTCATTTCTTATTGAAATGGTGTGAGAAATTTTCCCATATCCAAAGAGATCCATATATAAAATATTTCTCCCTATTACCTGCGGAAAAATATACGGATTACACCCGTCCACATATTTATTATGATATGTCAGTTGTCCATCAATGATAAAAGGAACAAAACATGACCGTTTTATAGTATTAAACACATCTCGTTTATTTTTATATTTGGATTTCACTATACGCATTCCTGTATGAATATTGTAATATGTAATAAATACGCGGTCATTCATTTTAATACATACTTCAGGTGTAATATAAGGCGCCAGTCTCTTAAATAATGTCTTGAATATATTTAACGAATGATTGGTTTTCAAGTGCGTAATCAATATGTCGTATATATCAGGTGCTATATCTAACGCATCCAGGTGATATAATAATGCACATAGAGATCCAATACTACACCCTGATAATTTACCTACATGAGTGTAGTTGCGCTTCTCCATTTCTTTTAGAAAATAGAGAGCGCCTATTAAATAACTACCGTTGAATAAACCGCCGTCTAATACTACATCTGTATCGGTACATACGGGCGGTTTTGGCATAGTGTCTATTAAAGCAGTAACATAGTTATGAATCATTGATATAGTGTTATTATTAGACGATACTATTATGGACACGAGTTAAACGT